TTGGTCTGCCACTTCCCCTTGACCTTCGTCTTCACCTTGCGGGTCTTGTTGCCAGCCGAACCCGCATCCGATGCGCTGTACAGGGAGCCGGTCTGGGGGTCGTAGCGCCAGTCGGTCACGCTGCCGTCCGCGTTCCACTGGACGGACGCCGGGTCGCCGCCGAGACGGCGCACGGTCTCCTCCGCGATGGCGCGGGAGCGGGTCCTCTTCGACAGGGCGAAGGGGATGTAGGCCTCGCCGCCGGTCTCCGGCTCCGCCCACACCCGCCACGACCCGCCGGGCGCCATCTGCGCGACGTGGTTCTCGGCCCCGCCTGCGAACTTCCGGACGCCGCCCTTCTGGATGCCGCCGTCGGCGTAGTAGTCGACGACGCCGCCGTCCCGCTTCATCAGCGGGACCTTGTAGAAGGTGTCCTTGGTGATGGTGGTGACGTAGTTGGTGACCGTCTTGCCGCGCAGCCCGTTGATGGCGCCCTGGATCGCGTTGACCGAGCTGATCGGGCCGCCGGTGGGAACGCTGATCGTGACGTTCTTCCCCTTGGTTCCCCGGATCTTGAACCCGAGCTGTTCCAGCTGCTCACGCGCTTCCGCGGTGGGCGCCCGCATGGTGATGGTCTTGCCCTTGGTGGACGCCACCTTCTGCTGGACGGCTTGCAGGTCGGCGATGGCGTCCGCGGTGGCCGTGTCGAGGGTGATGGTCTTGTTCTTCAGGCCGTCCCGCAGCCGCTGCACGTGGGCCAGGCCCTCGGTGGCGGCGCCGGTCTCAGCGGTCACCTGGAACTTTCCGTCCTTCAGCCGGACGACCTTGTAGCCGAGGCCTTCGAGCAGTTCGACGGCGTCCTTGGTGAGCGCCTTGACCGTCACGGACTTGGCGTCCGGCGTCTTCTTGATCGCCGACATCACCGCGTCCAGACCGGCGATGGCGTCCTCGGTCCGCATCTCCAGGATGGTGGACTTCTTGTCGGGGATGCTCAGATAGGAGTTGGCGAGCGCCTCGGCCTGGGCTTTGCTCAGGCCCATCGCGTCGGCTGCGTCCACGAAGGCCTTCCGGCCGCGTTCCTGGATGCCCGTGACGTGCTCCCACGACTTGCCTTGCTCCCGGGCCGCGGTGGCGGCGGCGTCGGTGTTGGCGGCCAGGTCGGACAGGACCTTTTCGGCCTCGCGGGCCTTGTCGCTGCCCAGGTCCAGTTCGCCGTCACGCATCTTCAGGGCCCCGGCGTGGTCCTTGAGGGCTTCGGTGGTGTCGTCGATGGACTGTTCGAACGCCGACATGGCCGATCCGGCGGCGCGGTTGACGTCGTTCAACGCGATGATGGACTGCCGCAGGCCGTCCGCGCTGGCCTTCTGTGCGTCGAGTTTCGCCGACGTGTCCTGGGCGGCCTGCCCGAACAGGCCCATCGATTGGGCGGCCAGTTCCTGCTCGAACTGTGCGTCTGCCAGGGCCGACTTGTAGTCGTCCATCTGGCCGCTGATCTCCTTGGCGGAGAACCCCTGGTCCTTCAGCTTCTTCGACAGATTGTCCAGCGCGGCGGCGGCCAGGTCGGCCTGACCGTTCTTCACCAGGTTCGCGAGCGCCTTGTCGACGGCGTCGATGTTCTCCTTGGCTTCCTTCACCGGCGTGCTGTCGGTACCGAAGAAGGACACGATGGACTGCTGGACCTGGTCCAGGCCTTTGGGGTCGGTGACCTTTTGGAGACTGTCGGAGAGACCGGACAGGTCCTTGCCGAAGGAGCGGGCCGCCTCACCGGCGACCTTCCCGGTGTCGCCGAGGGTGCGCAGCGACGTGGTCAGCTTGTCGACGTCCGGGGGCGCCTTCTTGCCCATGTCGGACAGCTGCGACAGGGCAATGAGGAGGATGCCGATACCGGAGGCGATGAGGGTGGCCTTGGCGGCCGTTCCGAGCGTGCCGAATGCGGCTGCAAGGCCGGCCATGCCACCGCCCGCAGCGGCGGATGCTGCTTGCAGGGCGGCGATCCTGGCGCCGACGGTGGCGATACCGGCGGACAGGGCGGCCATGCCGGCGCCGGTGAGCTGGAGCAGCTTCAGGGCGGTGGCGACCTGGAGGATGATCCCGATCAGCTCTGGCGGCAGCGCAGCAACGAGGTTGGCCGCAGCGGTGACCAGGGTGAGCATGCTGGGTCCGGCCTGGGCTGCGGCCTGCATCAGGGTGATGACGGCGTCCGAGATGGCGGCGAGTGCCTCGCGGGCTTCTGGGCCGTTCTCCCGGGCGTAGGCCATGAACTCGGCGAGCGGGCCGCTGGTGATGGCACCGCCCTCGGACAGCACCCGCAGGAAGTGCATGACGCCGTCGGTCATCTCGTCCAGCTGCCGGTCGCTGAAGTCAGCGAACCGGTCAGCCATGGCGTCGAAGCCCGGTGTCTCTACCGCGCCGCCCGCGACCGCGACGACCCGGTCGAGCTGGGTGGAGAACGATTCGACGTGCGGGCTCAGGCGCGGGATCAGCTGGTCCAGGACGGTGATGCCGTTGGTGAGTGGCTTCATCGTGAAGCCGGACATGTCGTCCGACCAGCTGGAGAAGTTGTCCTTCAGCTGGCCGAGTGCGACCGCCGCGCGCTGTGCTTCCGGCGGCAGTTCGGCCAGGCGTTTCTGGTAGTCGATCTGGGCCTTGATGGCTTCGGCGGAGGCCTTGCCGTGCTCGCGGACGGCGTCCTCGTACTTGGTCTGCGCGTCGGCGACTTCCGTGAGGCGTCCGATCTGGCCGGCGAGGGCGGCACCGAACGCGGTCGCGCTGACCCCGGCGGCACCGAATGCGCCGGGCAGCGGGGCGAGGCTGGTGGACAGGCCGGCAATCAGTGGGACGGCCGCCGGGGCGAGCAGCAGCAGGCCCTTGAGGGCGCTGGCGGAGGATCCGCCGCCGAGGCTGCCGAAGCTTCCGTTCAGGCCGCCCAGGCTGCCCGTGACGGTGGTCAGGGAGCCGTCCAGGTCGTCCAGGTCGCTGCGCAGGGTCCGCGTGTTCGTGGACAGCCTGTCGAGGCGGTTGCTGGCCCGTCCTGTGGCTGTGTTCATGCGCCGCAGGGCGGCGGCCGTGGTCAGTGACCGGGATTCCAGTTCCTCAAGCTGGTTTTCCGCCTCTCGGGAGGCACGCTGGAGGATGTTCAGGGAGTGCGCGGTCTGCCGGGCTTCTTCCCTGAGGGTGGCGAGTCCGGTGGCGCCGTCGACGTTCAGCGCGATGGTGAGGTTCTGTCCGGCGCCAGCGGCGGTGAGCGCGGCCTGGACGTCGTTGCGGAGGTGCGCGGCGTCGACTCCGAGGCGGATCCCGATGCGCTGCCCGCTTCCGGCGGTACTGAGCGCTGCCCGAATGTCGTTGCGCAGGTGCTGGGCGTCGGCGCGCACGCGGATGCGGATACCGCGTGATGCTTCGGCGCGTAGCCGGTTGATGTCGCGGCGCAGCGTGTTCACGTCGCGGGAGGCGGCGCGTGCGTCCCGGGCGGTGGTGCGCAGAGTACGGGCCAGGTCGGAGCCCTGCCCGGTCAGGCGGACACTCAGATTCCACTGGGCATCGGACATCGGCGGGCTCCTTCCTGATCTACTGGTGGTCTCGTTGGAGTTGCAGGGCGGCGTGCACGCTGGTCGGGATGAGAGCGACCTTCACGCCGTGGCCCTCCGCTCCGTCGGGGACTTCCTTCTGCCGGTCCTGGAGGGTCTGGCAGCCCAGGCAGCGGTGGGTGACGGCGGTGTAGGCGAACTCGTCTCCGCCCGCGTCTTCGTCCCATTCCTCCGGGCGGGTGCCGCAGGACGCGCAGACGAGGCGCTGGTATTCGGCGTGGGCGAGGGCTTTTCGGCGGTCGAGGTCGGTCCAGGTGCCGTCGCCGTGCCCGCGGAAGAGGCTGTGCGGGATGCGGTACTGGCTGCACAGCTCCATCTCGGCACGGAACTTGGCATCTTCGGTCAGCCTTTTCCCAGGTCGGTCCGCTTGCGCCGCTGCACACTCCAGGCGACGTTCCACAGGTCGTCGGAGTCGCCCAGCGACCACGTTTTGAGGGCCTGCGCCGCGTACTCCAGGGGCATGCCGTCGGTGGAGGCGGCCGAGATCAGTTCGGGGGCGAACGTGTCGAAGTGGTAGTCGCGGCCGGCTTCCTCGTCTTCCTCTGTGGCCGGGTACTTCGCCAGGAGTTCTTCCAGGCGGCCGCGTTCGAGGGCCTGGAAGGACAGCACGACCGTGTGGGCGTCCCGCTCGTCCTGCGCTGCCTTCAGCTCGGCGCGGGCGTCCTGGGCCTGCTTCTCCACCAGCGCGCGGGCGTCCTTGTCAACGTCCTTGGGCAGCCCGTCCAGGTACGCGTCGGCACGTTCGGATGCCTGCTTGGCGGCCTGGTAGCGGTCGCGGACGGCCGGGTCGTCGTACATGGTGAGCGTGGCCGTCGGCTTGGGCATGGTGTCGAGGCGCTTTTGCAGCGAGTTCCAGGCTGTGGTGCTGGTCATGCGGGGTCTCCGAAGGGGGGAAGGCCCGACCGGGCGCGCGGCGCCTTCCCGGGTCACCGCGGGCCCGGCCGGGGGTCTGGTGGGGAAGATTCCTTAAGCGGGATCAGGGACCCGGGACGGTCTGGTTGAACGCCGGCCTGGCGGTGATCGTGAACTGGACGGTGACCTTGGCGGCCTCGTTGTCCGTCGTGTACGCCTTCGAGTTGGAGACGACCGTCACCGGGAAGACGTCCATGCCCTTGGCGGCTGCCGTGCTGCCCTTGGAGAAGATCACGATGAAACCGCTGGTGCCCTTGGCCAGGTCGGTTTCGATGTCGTCGGCCGTGCTGTCCTCGTAGAAGGTGAGGCTGGAGTCGGCTGC